TCTAACTGATCCTCCAGAAGAATTAAAATCTATTAATGCATTTGCTGAGGAAGAAATACCAACATAATCTGTTTGATCATATATTGATTGGTTATAATATAATGATCTATCCTTAAAATATTTTAAAACTTTTGTATCTTTATCATAGGAAGCTACATAACCAACTGCTTTTTGTCCACTAGTTAATGTTTGTTCTATTTTTTCTCCAATTGTTGGTAATGTAGATCCTGATGGTATGACTTTCAATGAAGATAATCCAGAAAATCTATCTGAAGTATATGATTCTGTAGATATAAATTTTGTGGGATTTCTTAATATTCCTATTTGTGCAAATTTTGTATCTACTGGAAAATCTTTTGATGAGTCATCAAACCTAGAATAAATTAAAACTTTATCTGATCCTAGTTCCTGATATAAATCATATCCATGCCCTCTTGAAGGTGGTATTATGGGTATTAATTTTGCTGGAAATGGTATTGTATCTACTGTTTGAAGAGGTCCTAAATCTACTATACCATAAGTATATCCACTTCCTCCAGAAGTAACAGTAGTTTTCACTATTTGTCCTTGCTCATTACATTCAACAAAAACTCTTGCCCCAGATCCATCACCTAAAATATCTACTTCACCTGTAGCATAATTACTTCCTTGACTTTCAATATATACAAATTTAATTTGATTATTATTTAAAGTGGAATCACCGTTTTCTCTAATAGAGGTTACTTGCGATAATGATGATGTTTCCCAGGCATTTGGTAATGGTATAAATTCTGTAGAATCGAATTTAATTATATCTGTTGGGGGAACAGTAAACAAATACTTCCATACATATCCATCTCCACTATTTCCAGCTTTTGATGGTTCTAAATCAGTAAATAATGGTTCATCTTGAGACTGATTTGCTAACGTATTGATTCCACTTGAACCATTAGATATGCAAATATATACTTGATACTGACTATTAATTACATAATAATTTGAATCATATAATCTTGCCCTGTTAGTAATTGCAGAAGGAGCACTAACACTGTAGTCGTGTCTGTACATATCATATTTTGTACCTTGTATCCATTCAATTTTTCTTATACATCTTCTGACGTTTTGTGATGTTACCTTTTTTCCATACAAAATAGTATTACCATAATGTGGAAGATAATCACGATTATCAGTGGGATTTGGTAAAATTGGAGTTCCAACACCATCTCCCCCTTCCCAATTTACAGATCTACTGAACCCATTTTGATCTGGATTTGGCAAACCAACAAAAACATAATAATTATCAGTTTGAGTATCTATAGAATTGACAAAATTATTTGTATTTAAAATTCTAAATTGTTCTGTAACAAAGGCTGGCATATTAACCCGTTTTTTTATTATTTATAATTATATTGTTAAATCTTTTTTAAGGGCACCAGTATCTCTCAATCCATATCCTCTTCTTTGAACAGTTGGGTATGTGGATAATCCAGAAGTTACATTATGACCACTCACACCGATAGAAATTGGGTTAGAAGAACGACTAAATCCACTTATTTTACCCCAAGAGAACTTTCCTACAGGATTTGATATCGTGCCGGTGGTTGCAATACCGACAGTATTTGTAGTATTTGATACATTACATGTTATAATTCCTATATTACCACTAAGATATTTTCCATGCACATAATAAATATTATCCAAATTAAATGTTGATATACCAACAGTATCATTTTCAGATTTATCTATGGATGATAGTCCATTACCAACATTAGTGTCAAATATATAAATTGGATATCCAACTAAAAGGTCTGAATAAATTGCACTAGGTGTAAATAATTCAAATTCTATAGCTAAATCTGCACCAATTCCAGTTGTTGCTCTAATACCAGTAATTACACCATCAAATCCAACAACAACATTTGCATCTAAACATTCTTCAAATTCAATTGAGGGTTGTTCTATTATAACCTGGGGGGGATTAGTCCTAGTGTATCCAAATCCAGAATTGACAATATCAGCATTTGTTATAGAACCATTGGAAATTGTGAGGGATGCTGTTGCAGTAGTTCCAACTCCAACACCAATTCCATAATATGGATTAGATATTTTTATTTGAGCACTAGATCCAGTATAACCAATACCACCATTTACTATTGATAAAGACGCAATAGATCCAGATTCAGAAACAATTGCAGTTACTATACCAGTTACTATCGATTCATTTGGAGGAACAATTAAAAGATTGATTCTTTCTATTGCTCCAGGTTGATTAAAGTCATAGTCGAAAATAGAAGAATTATCAACGAATAATTCACTATCAGATTTAGATAAGTTTTTTATAATTTTTGCAGTTGGATATACTTGAGGTTCTAAAGAATCCCTAGACTTTGAATATATAATATCATTCAATATTAAGTCTTCTTTTTGCTTAATCCAATATAATGGTTTTTCATTTTGCTCGTCTATACCCTGATCAGAATATAGATTAGTTTCCGCCAAATCTGATGAAATTAAATCAAAAATAGTTCTTGTATTTTGAGTAATTGTATTTTCAATATTTGCATTATTACTATTGATTTGAATACTATCACCAACTTGTAATATTGGATTTACATTTACTTGACGAGAATCAACGTCTCTTGTTCCTAGGTAGAAATAAATTTCAACTTTATCATTCACTTTCGGTGCTGTTAAAAATCTTACTGAAGAACCACCATTAAATTCGTATGCAATTTTTGGTTCTTGGAGTATTCCGTTTATAAAGATAACTAGTAAAGAATCAAAATCTATAACCTGTGAATCTGGATTATCAATGCTTGTTTGGAAACTTAAAAGTTCTCCTTCATAATATAAGGGATAATTTAATCTAGATCCATTTTGGAATCTTTCTATAGAATCAATTAAATTAAGTTCTCCAAATTGCCAAGCAGCAAAGTTATCATTATATACATCCAACACAGTAAGTCTAAATTCATCTATTGGTTGATTATATCCTTTTGCAGTTACTAATCCAACTGGTTTAAAAACATCACCTCTTTTAAAGTTATATCCAGGTCTTGTAATTTTAAATGAAGATATTTGAAAAAGAGTAGATCCAATTCCAACATTACCAAGTGTATTAATACCAACTGCAGGACCTACATCAACATTCATTAATAATCCAATTCCAGTATCAGTTGTTTGTCCAATTCCAAGTCTTGATACACCAATAATTGGTAGATTTTGATAACTTGGTGGTGATATTTGAATTGTTGGATTACTGTATCCTGTTCCACCCGTATTCACAACAAATGATAAAGTACCTCCTGCCCCAACAGCGGCAGTTATTACCGCAGGAGATCCTACATGCCCAGATTCTGTCACTGCTATTGAAATTGGTTGTCTATACCCAGATCCAAAGTTTAAATCTTCATACCATGGGAATATAGTTCCAGATCCAACATAATAATGTGGTAATGTACTCGTACCAACTTGAACAGTGAATGATGTTGAACCAATTCCAATAATATCTAAAGATTCATTATGACTTGGGAAGTAGGAAATGATACCAGCATTAGATGTGCAAGTAAAGGCCAAACCAACTAACTTTACTTGATTAGCACCGATAAGATTAGTAGTTGATGGTGCAAAAACCTTCAAGACACCAGTTTCATTATTATATGATACTGTAGTAAATGCAACAGGACTTCCTGTTGTCGCTACACCCACAATACCAGTTATAGATCCATTAACGTTTAAAGTTGCTTTTACCTTTGCTCCAACTAAAGGTGCATATCCAAGACCTGAAGTAGACCCCAAAGATACAATTAATCCACCTCTAGGTAATTGATTTTGATTTACATCAGATTCAGAAATTGTAATCTCATCATTATCATTTCTTATTCCAGTAAAGACAATGCTACTAACACCCAAAGGTTGATTTTCAACAATTTTAAAATTAAAATTATTTACATTTTGTGTAAGTGGAGTTTGATATATTCCATTAATAAATAATATCCCATTTCCTGATGTTGTTCCTAATCCTACTGTGTTTATTCCTTGGGACTTTAATAAAAAGGTTTCACCTATACCAGTAAACTGACTAGAGATATCGTCAAAAATAACATTTGTAGAATAATCTTGTCTTAAGAAAACTCTTCCACTAAAACTTGCTCTAGATCTTTCCAAATTTCTTTCGTCTTTATCAACTAAATCAAATATATTTCCTCTGGGTGGTTGAGTAAAATATATTTCATCTTCAAAAATATTATAAGAACCTCTATAAATTTTAACACTTGAGTTGTCTAAGTGGGATGTTGCTGAAGAACCAACGAAACCTCTTTCAACTTCAACAATATTTTTATCACCTGTAAAGAACAATATAGGACCTTTATTACTAGTTCCTATACCAACGTTTAAAACTTTCATATACTCATCATCAATTTTTAATAAATCTGTTGGTTTTATGGAACTAATTCCACTTAAAGTAAAGAAAGTGTTTCCAGCACCAATTTGACCACCATTTTCAAATAACGAGTGTTCTATACCACTATAAGATAATGGATACTGGGCTAAATTGTTAATTGTAATTAAAGATTTTTCATTTTTTTTATACATTTCAAACATGTGGGCATTTCCTTCACCTAAGTACGTAAATGTGACTCCAATTCCAGAATTTGCATTTGCTCGTGTTAAAGCTATTTTGAACTGCCTGTTTGATAATTTTATTGCATAAACACTAGACGGTAATCTATTCGTAGAAATTCCTACATCTGTAAGTGAACCAGATGGAATACCCATGGCACTTTGTCCAAGACCAATAAATGATGATTTTGGTTTATAAATTAAGTTTTCACCAGTACTGAAGAAATGATTATCTATTGTAAAAATACCAGTAGAAGGGTTTAAAACTCCCGCGTCAAAGGGATCAAATGTTTTTGAAAATATTGATGTATTTCTATATTTTAATTTAAAATTCAGTCTATTAACTTCTGTTGAGTTTAAACCAAAATATTTTGCAATATTTACATCTTCATACAATGGTGACAATTGAATTGGTTGAGGAATGTTTATTTCATCTAAAAATGTGTAAAATACCTCATTATAATATTGTACGTTAATTGATTTTCCATTAAACTCATTATTGGGTGTGAATATAACTCCAAAGTTATTTT